GTGTTCCAATTCTATGTCCCAACGCGAATTGTCTGGGACGACTTCGAGAAGTTCATCACTGGTGGTCCCGACGGGGACGATGCCAGTGTTCATCCCTACATTACGTTTGCGTCCGGTGTGGCAGTGGGCTCGCTCGGTGACTACTTCGGCATTCCTCCCGGCGTAAACAACGTCGGCGGCACCGGCCCTGAGGGCGGTGTCTCCGCTATTCCGTTTCGAGCCTATAACGCGATCTTCAACGAATGGATTCGCGATCAGGATCTCGACAACGAGCTCGTCAATTCAAAAGCGTCCGGCCAGGACACGACGAGCAACACAACTCTTCAAAACATTCGGTGGGAAAAAGACTACTTCACAGCTGCTCGGCCGTTCGAGCAGAAGGGTCCCGCCGTCACCATCCCGCTCGGCACTGAAGCCCCTGTTCGGGGCATGGGTGTCTCTGACGGTCAGGTCGCTGCGAATCAAAGCTGGCGCGACACTGACGGCACTGTTCGCACGAACCAACCCGCCTGGACGCAGGATCAGTCCCTGCGCCTGGCTGCTCAAACTACCGGCGCCGCTGGCGCCGCAAATCTTCCTCGGCTGTACGCCGATCTCTCTGCCGCTACCGGCATTCCGGTGACAGAGCTTCGCTTGGCGAACGCGATCCAACGTTTCATGGAGCTTTCGTCTCACCGGGGCTCTCGCTATGTCGAATATCTACTTTCACGTTTCGGCGTGCGGTCATCAGATGCTCGTCTCCAACGTCCGGAGCTTCTGTCTCGATCAAAACAGGTCGTTCAGATATCCGAGGTCCTCGCTACTGCCGAGGGCACCAATACTGATGTCGGTGACCTTAAAGGGCACGGCATCGGTGCCATGCGCTCTAACCGTTACATGCGCATGTTCGAGGAGCACGGCTACGTCATGACCCTCTTGGCCGTGCAACCAAAGACCTTCTATCCGCAGGGTCTCGCGCGTACATGGAGTCGCCGTGACAAATACGACTACTTCCAACCCGAAACGCAATTCATCGGAGACCAGGAGGTCAAAAACAAAGAAATCTATGCCGGTGCAGCTGTCCCTGGTGGCACTTTTGGATGGTCTCCTCGCTACGACGAATATCGAGGGGAATGGAATCGCATCGCAGGCGAGTTCCGCACCTCCACCCTCGACTTCTGGCATCAAGCCCGCATCTTCTCATCCGAACCGGCGCTCAACGCCGCGTTCGTCACTTCCGATCCTACTGAGCGCATCTTCGCTGTCCCGTCCCAAGATGTGCTGTACATCACTGCTAATCACTCTCTCCAAGCCCGTCGCGTGATCTCACGCGAGGGCACTCCCTTCCTCCGTTAATAAGGATCGACCATGTCTCGACAGGAACCAAAATCGCCTCAGGGCGAAATGACGGATGTCTTTACCGGCGAATCTTTTCACGCCGAGTCCCGCAATCACTACGAAGAAAACGACGGCGTGCCCTTCGCACCGCCCGTCGATATGGTCCGCCCGACGGTTCGTCAGCGGATCGAAAATCTTCTCAATCGGGGCGTCGACCCGCTTGCTCACTACGTCGGAACTGAGGGCATCGAAATGGATGTTCCCGACGATCCCGACGCCCCTCTCACGTCGTCGGAGCAGGAATATATCAACGTTATCGCCGAATCGCTGGCCGAGCAGGCTCCCCTGCCCGACGAAGGCCTCCCCAGGCCGCCCCAACCCGAACCCGCTACCCCGGTGTCCGCTTCCTTGGGTGCCCCTCCTGGGCCTTCCCAAGGCCCAGGAGAGGGCGAAAGGCCGCCTCCGGCGGCCGGTCCCGCTTCCACAGTACCAACTCGATAGGTACTGTGCTAGGTGACGACGCATGGCTAAGGGCAAATCAGGCAAAAGAGGGACGCGCGAAGCTCTGCATTCGCTAACGCTCGCGTTGCGCTCCCGGCCCAATCAGCCCGTCACGCGTCTCACCACTATCGAAGACCTTCGGACCTTCGATTTCGAGCCGGCCACGCGGCCGGCTCGTCTCTTCAGCGGCTCTATTGCAACCGTCGGCCTCGACGGTGCTGGCCGCAAAAAAACCAAGTCGAACTTTCAGCACGCTCAAATCGCGTTCACCGCGCCGCGCGAAACGCTCGTATGCGTTCGCCGCTCTCGTCGCAAAGAAGTGCTGTTCGCAAAAAAGAAAACCGGCAAGCGCGGCCAACGCCGCCCGCGCCGCTCAAAATGGAGTTCCTACAAATGTTAGGTTCACTCATCTCCGCCGGTGCCAACCTTATCGGCGGTCTCATGGGCAAATCGTCTGCTGACGATGCCCGTCGTTCACAAGAAGCTCTCGCTGCGCAAAACATGGCTATGCAGCGGGAGTTCGCTCAATCAGGCATCCAATGGAGGGTCGAGGATGCAAAAAAAGCTGGTATCCACCCAATCTACGCGCTCGGTTCTGGCGGAGCTTCGTTCTCGCCTGTCAGCGCAAACTTTACCGCAGACACCTCGCTTCCAAATGCTATGGCTGCGGCCGGACAAGACATTGGCCGTGCAGTCAACTCCACACGCACCGCTGATCAGCGTGTCGATGCCTTCACGAAAACAGCGCAAGCGCTCCAGCTCGAAAAAGCTGGTCTAGAAAACGATCTCCTTCGTACGGAGATCGCATCAAAAACTGGTCGGCTTCGCTCTCCAGCGACGCCTCCGTTCCCTGCGCCAGGTGCGAATTATCTAATCCCTGGTCAGTCGGGCTCTTACATCGAGCCGACACCGCTTAAGGTCACTCCTGGCGCTTCTCAACAGCCGCAGTCCGAGGGCGGAGCCATCACAGACGTTGGCTACGCGAGGACTTCTACAGGCTGGGCTCCTGTTCCCTCGAACGATGTTAAGCAGCGGATCGAGGACAATCTCCCGCAAGAACTTCTTCACTTCTTGCGGAACAATCTCATGCCGTCGGTCGGCTATAATTTTAATCCGCCGCCGTTCAAGGCTCCTGCTGGTCAGGAATGGCACTTTCATGTGCCCTCTCAGGAATACCGTCTCCAGCCGAAAGGACAGGGCTGGTGGTCACGCGGTTTCACTGTCCGCGACGAAAGGAAATAAGATGGCCTTCAAGCGTAAATCTCGCGGCCGACCTGGTCGGCGCAAAACTCGCAGCTACAAAAAAAGAAAAATCAAAACGTCGTCGGGTCGTTCACCTGGGCGGATCGGATTCCGCCTGTCTTGAAAAAAACGACACGCTGCGAAAATCCGTTCATGGGTAAAGGGGGCGCGCACGGATGTGGTGCGTGCCTCCCTTGTCGTCTGAAAAAACGTCGTGAGTGGACACATCGCATCATGCTCGAGCAAGGCCTGCAGGCCGACAATGCTTTCGTCACACTCACCTACAAACCAACTACTGATCCAGAAAAAGATATCTGGTCTCTCGAACCGCTTCATCACCGACGGTTCATGGATGCTCTACGAAAGCGCATAAAACCTTTGAAAGTCCGCTTCTTCTGTGTCGGGGAATACGGTGATCAAAATGACCGTCCGCACTTTCACTACGCGCTTTTCGGTTATCCGTCGTGTCAAAGACCGCGCACCCGTCTCCGCACATTTCGATGTTGTGCAGCATGTGATCTGCTGGAGGATGTCTGGGGCCGCGGCTTCGTCAAAAATCTCCCTCTCGAAATCGGTTCGGCGCGTTACGTCGCGCGTTACGTCATAAAAAAAATGACGAGGTTCGATGATCCTCGTCTAGGCAATCGTCATCCTGAGTTCGCTCGGATGTCTCTCAAGCCGGGAATCGGCGCTGGCGTTGTTGAAAAACTCGCCGCAATCATCACTCGATACAATCTTCTTCGCGAGGGTGACGTCCCCGTCACCCTCGCTCACGGTGGCCAGCAATGGCCTCTCGGTCGCTACCTCCGCAAACACTTACGAAAGGAGCTCGGTCTCGATGAGAGATCACCAACTGTTGTTACAGCTGAGGGCGCGTACGCCGCGTACTGGTCGGAAGAAAATCAAGCCATGCGCGATGTGCAAAAAGCTGCGCTCTCTGATCCGGAAAATCCTTCGTTAAAATATCACTTACTCAAGGCCTCCGATGCTGATCGTCGACAGCTCGTGAGGCGTCACCGTCTTTTCGACAAGAAAGGAAAACTCTGATGCGTCGAAATCTTTTCTCTCTCTCACACAAGGTCAATCTGTCATGCGATCAAGGGGAGCTGATACCGATCGGGCTAGTGGAGGTTCTACCGGGCGACATTTTCCGCCATGGAACGTCGCTGTTAATACGTCTTGCCCCGATGCTTGCGCCTGTGTTCTCGCAACTGAATGTGACGGTGTTCCAATTCTATGTCCCAACGCGAATTGTCTGGGACGACTTCGAGAAGTTCATCACTGGTGGTCCCGACGGGGACGATGCCAGTGTTCATCCCTACATTACGTTTGCGTCCGGTGTGG